TTTAATCTTATTGAGTAGCCACCTTGCGATGGCTACCTGATAAAATTAGGCTGATGATTTTATTTTTTCGTTCAAAGCGCACAAGTAATCATACGCTGTCTGAACTGTGTATTTGTCGGTGTTCACTTTATCTGCCACTTTTTTGCTAAAGGTTTCAAAAACTGCGTTACCTTTTTTATCCGTGATAATATATGAATGGTTCATTGTTTAAATCTCCCTTAAAAATCTAAAATTATGATGCGGTCAGTACCTTCAATATAAATAGGCGTGGTGTGGTCGTGTAAATCTTCCTCAGAGTTTACGCAGTCATATGCATCAATAATTGCTTGTAAATTGGCATATTCTGTAAAATCGCAACAAATAGCGATTGGATCAAATATTACATCTTCTCCCATACTTTCCGAACAATCCTCTATAGCAGTAAAGAGTGCTTGCAATCCCTCATAAGTAAAGTTATCGGGTCTGATTGCTTTGAATTTATCAACGAATTGATATTGGTTTAAAGTTTCTATTATCATTTTGTTTTCTCCGTTTTTGTTGGCATCATTGCCAGTTTAAGATTTTTTTAATCTTATGCGAAGGGCTGCTGAACAGCCCCTCTAATAAAATTAAGCTAATAGTTTTTGTGCTTCTTTTTCAAATTCTGCAAAAAATCTTGTGCCTCTTTTGAACGTACTGTCATAGGCACGTCCATGCTTGTTTACTTTAATATAAACTATCGGACCACCGTTCATTAAAGCTGTGATTTCTTTAGTACCTGATTTCCAAGTTGTTATCTGCGGGTTTTTAAAAGTTGTCATTTTATTTTCCTTTTGTTTGTGTTTGTATAAACAAATATAAAGTATCAAAATAATATTGCAAGCAAAAAAATGAAAAAAGTTTATTTTTTTTTAAAAACATCGCAAATCGTGTTATAATTTCGAGGTTTTTAGGAGTAATAAAAGGATTTTTTCAGTGGCGGAAAAGAATAAGGGCGGTAGACCGCCATTTAAGCCCACAAAAGACGAACGCGGCAACGTGGAAATGATGGCTGGATTTGGCGTTCCGCATGAACAGATTGCTTCAACTATTCGCGGTGGCATCGATGCGGAGACACTTAAAAAGCATTTCAAGCAGGAATTGATCGAGGGCAAGGCGAAGGCATCAGCACAGGTTGGGCGGTCATTGTTTCAAAAGGCGGTTGATGGTGATACGTCAGCGGCAATCTGGTGGTCTAAATCTCAGATGAAATGGACAGGCGAACAAAAAATCGATTTGACCAGTTCAGACAAATCCATGACACCGCAAGTTATCGAGCGTGTGATAGTTAAAGAAGATAAAGATGGCTGATCGCATTACTATATATGACAACTTAAAAGAACGAGGCTTAAATCTTTGGGACGCGCTATCTCGTAGCGCGGATGAATATTTCAGTAGCAAGCCATCATTTTCACCGTCACAGCCTTTTGATATGCGGCATTACGTTGACGGTAATTATCTGCCACCGCTTCAAGATTCTGTTCAGAGGGATGTTGGTAATGCTGTTGCAAAGGGCGTACTTGATACAGTTACCAATCCTGTAGGTTATGTGAAGGGTTTGTATTATGGCATCGCTGATCCTGCTGTGAGTGCTTATGAAAATACTAGCGCATCTCTGCCGTACTATGGAAATGCAGCACTACAAAGATTTCAAGGCGATGATAACACTGAGGCTATGAATATCGCTGATAAATATTCGGCTAATGCTATCACTTCTCTTGGGTTACTCGGACTTGGTATCGCAGACGTTCTCCCCAGTGGTAAGGTGACAAAGCCAGTTAAAGGGTTGTTGGATGAGCCAAATGTTTCTAACAGAATTACTGTTAGTGAAAATCCTCCTGAGACTGTTGGACGAATATCAACTAGACAACCAACAGCCAAAAATATTGTAGATACTGGTCTTAATGGTGATTTGATAATTGACACAAAATCAATGGTCGAAGGTGGAACTTTAAAGAATAATCTTGATTTTGTGTCTAATTATTCAGGTATGCAAGCATTAAAAGGCATGAACCCAGAAGAAGGTGCGAAATATTTACAAGAAATGCAAAAAGCAAATTTGCGATTTGTAACAGACAGATTACCAGTTGAATATAGGGATAGAGGCAAAGAGTGGTATGCGGGAGCAAACAGAATAGCCTCTGAGTTAGGACAGGAATTTGGTGTTCCTAGAGCATCTATGTCAGGCGTACTTGCGGCACTATCACCACAGATGGATTGGTTCAAGAATGTGTCATTAGCTGAACGTGTTGCTAATGCTGCTATTAGGAATAGAAATACACCTTGGTCAGATAATATGTCATTAGTGGCAGAGAAATATCCAACATTCACATCACCAAAAAACAAACCTACTTGGGATAGTATTAAGGGAAAGACTTATGCTGACCTTGAAACGCCGCAGCAAAAAGCCATGTGGATAAGAGCTTTTGATGAAGCAAATTCGCCCAAAAAATACAGGTCTGTAACACCTGAAGGTGATTTAGGTGATTTTATAAAAACTAAGTCAGGTGAAGATGCGAGTATTGGTTGGGGTGGTTTTAATGAAATAGAGAAAGCTGTTATAGCTTTAGAGAGTAATGGTGACTTTAAGACACTTTCAGACGCTATGGGAACGCGACATAAAGTAAGAAACTTTTTTAATAACATTGAAGTCCCCTATAGCGATTTTGGAGATATTACAGTAGATACACACGCTATAGCCGCCGCTTATATGCGTCCTCTTTCTGGTGCTGACGATTTGACTGCTAGTGGGTTAGGGATGAAAGGTGGATCGTCTGCTAAAACTGGCAGCCAAGGTATGTATGGATTAATAGCTGACTCTTATAGAGATTTGGCAAAAGATTATGGTTATTTGCCAAGAGAAATGCAATCTATTACATGGGAAGCTGTAAGAGGTTTGTTCCCTCCTCAATTTAAAACACCAAAAAACAAAGCCTTAGTGGATAGTTTGTGGAAATCTGTTGATAATGGAGCGATATCGCATGATGTTGCTTTGAAAGAGATAGAAAAATTGGCAGGTGGCTTTACACCACCTAGTTGGCTGACAGAAAAACCACTAAACAAATCTTTTAGTAAAGGTGATAGCACTATGAGAATGGTCGCCCCAATCGCAGGTGCAGGATTACTTGGCGCAGGAATGATGCGACAGGAAGAGCAACAGCCACAACAAGGAATACTTAACTAATGCCAACTAAAGACAGCAGACTAAGCAGAGTAGGCGTGTCAGGCTACAACAAGCCCAAGCGCACACCGAGCCACAAGACCAAGTCGCACGTTGTGGTTGCCAAGTCAGGCGATAAGATTAAGACGATTAGATTTGGTCAGCAAGGCAAGACAGGCGACAAGACGATGACCAAGAGAGCCAAGTCATTTAAGGCTCGTCACGGCAAGAACATTGCAAAGGGCAAGATGTCTGCCGCTTATTGGGCAAATAAAGTAAAATGGTAAAAACAATTATGAGTAATAACAAAACAATGTTATTATCGTAAAAATTGTAACAAGGATATGACAATGCCAAAAGGACTATACGCTAACATTCACGCCAAGAGAAAGCGCATCAAGGCGGGAAGTAAGGAGAAGATGCGGAAGGTTGGCGCAAAGGGCGCACCAACGGCAAAGGCTTTTAAGAAGGCGGCTAAGACTGCAAGAAAGGAAAAGTAAATGAACGGTTTGTTAAGTGATAACTCCAAATATGGTAAAAGGTTAGACGGAACAAATAAAGCCGAAGGGTTCTTTGGATTGTTACACAGACCAGACGGAACGGGTTATTCTACAGAACTTTCGATAGGCGTTGAGATGGATGGTAAGGAAACTTTAATTCCTTCAATAGTTCCAACACTAACCCAAGATGAATTAAATACTGTTTTGACTTCTGGTGTTACACCGCAGATAGCAAGAAAGGCGGCTGATTATGCCAGATATAGAATGAGTAATGGATTAAACCCGTTTTGGCAACAAGGCGAAAAAACTTATTTTGGTGAATATCAGTATTAGGAAAAGTAAATGGCTATTACAAGCTACGCAGAATTAAAAACGGCAATCGCGGATTTCTTAAACCGCGATGACTTAACGTCTGCCATCCCTAACTTTATTGCGTTAGCGGAGGCTGA